ACCATCCTCGTTTAGGAATGACATCGGTGCTAAATCTTCTACCGACAATACCGAAGGGTCAACAAAATACATTTCATCATAAGGACAATCATAATCAGCAACAAGAGCAATATCATTAAACTTAACACCAGTAAAACCACCATTTAACTGCATTTCTGAAGTATATCTTCTATCTGAAGCTAACAATTGTCCATAAGCAGAGAATAAATCAAAAGAAGTTAAAGCATATTTTGGAACACCTTTCTTTTTACCTTCCAAATAAGTTGTATGCATTAACTCTTCGCTTAAACTTCTCTGTGAACCACTAGAACTTACATATGACTTCCACCAGATATATGTATCTCTTGATAATCCTTGCAATGTCGTAACATTTGAACTATCGTCAATTAAACCTTTAAGACCCATCATTTCAACAGTACCATTACGAGCAACAGTAGGCGAAGATGTCCCATTAGCATGTGCCAAGAAGACATAATCGTTGTCTACTACACCAGTTGCTGAATTAACAGTCATATCATAATTACCAGTAATAGCTGTAATAGTCGTAAATGCCTGTGAAGTTGTACCAGCAGTATCTGATGCAAAAAGAACAGGACCACCATCAGCAGCAGTTGCATCTGCTTCAAAATAATCAGTCGGATATTTACCAACCATTGGCGTATCAAAAGTTAAAGTAGTATCTGGCGTAGCATCGTTTACCCGACAAATTATACCAGTTCCATCAGCATAGCCTTCTCTACTAAGTTGCCTTTGCATATCTTCTTTAGCTCCATTGTATTCTGATTCAAGAACATTAACCAGAAATTCTTTAGAACGATTAGAAGCCTGTAAAGCAACATCAGTAATAGCAATCTGATGAAAATGATATTTCATCGCAATACTTGGCTGTTGATATTTCTGACTACCAGCAGTTGGCAGAGTAACAGTTTCAGTACCCGCAGCAGAACCTATGTTACGTCCATAGTGTACGCTAAAATACTTTGTCGTTGCACCTTGTCGACGTGCTACGTTTGTCAAGATATTCATGAAAAGAACATTCTTGGTGAATACTTGTTCATGAACAACTTTATCGTAGATCCTCATCGCAGTGTTCGCAAGATTTGTTACGGACTGTGCCATAAAATTTTTTCATCTTATCTAAATTAGCTACATTTCAGCATTAGCAGCATCAATCGCAGATTCTACGGCTTCCCTAAGTTCCTTATCCGTTTTAGGACGAACTTCTGGAGGCACATGAGTATCTGGACTGACACCAGGCTGTTCAACATTCTCAACTTTCTTTTTACCTGAAAGTCTTTGTTTAACCTCCCAATCAACAATTTCATTCCTTTTCATTTGATTAAAAGCCTCAATCGGTGAAAGATAAAGTTTACTATTATCTTGCTGCCATTTGAGAACTTCTTCATCAATATACTTAGGCTTACCCTCAACCCCATCCCATTCTTTTTCCAGAGTAGTAATTTCAGATTTAATCATATCAGCCTGTTTTTCTTTCATAGTTGTTTGTTTCATTTCTTCCTGCTTCTGTTGCCAAAAAGATTCTAACTCTTCCTTTGTTAGAGGTTGTGGTTTCTCTTCTGGAGCTGATTCAGGAGTAAAAACACCTTGAAGTTTTTCAATTACCTCGTTTGATTTTACTAACTGCTCTTCAAGTTGTTTTGCTTTTTCTGAAGTAGATTTACCCGATTCTCTTTCTTGTCTAAGAGCAACATTGAGGTTGTTAATTTGCTCTTGTAACTTCCCTACATCTACAGGCTCCTGTTTAGGAGACTCCGGTACTTCCGGCGGAGTTACTTCTTTAGATGGTTCTGCTGGAACAGGAGCAGCACCGCCACCTTCAACGGTTTGATTGACCTGTTCTTTAATGTCTTTGTCATCTGGCATACAATTTTAGTTACGAATCTGTTAACGCCCAGATCCGAAAGGCGAATATATAATTTATATAATTTCTCTATAAATTAGCAATATATTTTCTTGCTGCAACATAATTACCTTGCTGTACTAACTTTTCAATATCTACTTTTGCCCGAGTTCTAACTGCTGGTGGAATTGAAGTAGGAATCTTTTTCATAAACATATTTACTGCTTTAATATCAGCTACTTGACCTTTTAAAGCAGAAGTAGGGGCAGAAGTAAACTGTGCCGCAAGATAACCACCAGTAACATCAACTGTTTTACTTACTCCTTTTTTAATACGATTTATAAAACTGGTTTTGTTTATCGCCATATTTTTTAATTATTATTTAATATTTCAATATTTTTATTCTGATATACTGAATTAAACCTCTCTCTTGTTGCATAAAATGGCTTTTCTTTTTTTCCTAAAAGTTTAATTAAAACCAAATTTGGTGATTGTATCTTCTTTGCTTTTCTATATCCTTGATAACTTACTTCAGAAATAACTTTTTTACCACGAAAAATTCCATTTTTTGGTATTACAAATATATGTCTTCTTTTAGCTTTAGGCATATTCTTCCTCTAATTTAACATGCTTATGAATATCTTTATAAATTACATCTGTTGGTACTGTTCTTCCTGCCTAATATGATTTTCAAATAAACGCTTAATTTCTGGATTAGCATTTATATCCTGTATATTTTCTTGCATAAAGGATATGTGCAATGCAAGATGCTCTGGGATCCATAAAGCCCGTGGCGTCGGAGGTACTTCTTGACCAGAAAGCATTTGAATATTTTCCTGGTCAGCTAAAGAAGCAGAATCAGTTGGTGCTTCTCCTTCTGTTCTATGACTCTCCTTTTGTTTCATCATTTCTTTCTTATACTCCTCCTCTTGCATCACTTTCATACGCTCAATAACATCACCAACATTTGAAATAGATAACTTTTCTAGCAAAGTCTGCGGATCAATAAGTTTAGCTTCAGCAAGTCTCATTAACCATTCCTTCTTATTCTCTTCATTATACGCGACTTCGGGAACAATAACAACTTTTACCTTAGATTTTTTCACTACCATAGCTCCTTCTGGCGCTTGTTGTCCTTCTGGTAAATTAGCACCAATAAATTTTATTTTCTCGCCTTGCTCAATAATCTCTTGACTAGCTATAACATGATCCTCTATAAGTTCTAAAATAAATTCACCTACATCACCTAAAAGCATCTCTAAATTTTCAATAGGTTCAGCAACAGTTGCGGCATCAGCTGCTTGTAAAGCCTCTAGTGCCTTGCCTGAAGAAATTGTTGCTGGAACACGCCCAAGTGTTGCTTCACGAATTCCACCTCCCTCCTCAATCCATCTTTCACAATTATTAAGATAAGAAAAAGGTGCTATGGGTAATGGTTTTAAATCCATTTGTGTAGGAGCTATACTACCTTTATAATAAATTTTCTCTGCTCCTTTATCGGTAATAGTTGAAACTTCCACACCTTGTTTAATTAAATACTTACCTGCCAGCATCCTTTGGATATATCCTTCAATCTGCGATGCTGTTTTATCTAAACTCTTGTTAATAGAAATAAGTGGTTTAACCCAAGCATCACTATAAATTGAATTTGCTTCTCTCTCTGGATTATAAATAAATTGCGGATATCGTCTATATGGTGCTTCAAATACTCTTAATAACTGTCTAGAACAATTTGTAAAAACTTTTACTTTATATTTACCATTTTCATCTAGATATTTAATCCATAATTCTCTTACAATAGCTGATTCCATATCCCTTGATGATCCGAGTATATCAGCCCCTCTTTTTTCCTTTTCTAATAACTCACCATATTGTGTTGAAGCTTGTTTATTATCTGCAACTATATCACCTTTTATAGTATAATCTTTATTATTCTTAATATCAGATACTGATTTTTTAAAAGCCTTAAATAGAAAACGAGCTGATTGTAAATCTTTAGCAAAAGGATCAATCAAAATATCAAATGTATCATCAACCCATATATCAATTTTATCTTCTCCGTCTTTATTAACCATTCCGAGTTCTAAAATACCAACTGAAAATTTTAAAGCAGAAACAATAATATCAGTCAATATTAAAGGAATCTGTTTTGTTCTATAAATATATTGTAAAATTTTATTCTTTTTACGGGCTTCTTCAAGAGCTTCATCGGTTGTATCATCTGGCTGAACCTCCCATCGCGGCTGATTACGCTTAATAAAATTTTTAACCCCTCTAATTTGTGTCTTAACTTTATTAATAACTCGTCTAACCTCCCCAGTTGCCGTAGGAATTGATTGAACTTTATTAATTGTCTTATTATAAACAACCCAATGATCACCTCTAGCAAAACGCTCATTAAGATACCAATCTCTATGATATTTTAAATATGATTTTAATGTATCATTAAATAAAGTATCAATAAAATTAGCAACATCCTGATCACCAGGTTGAATATCGCCTCGTAATGTTTTTAAATCTGTCATAAATTTTTAAGGTTTTCTTGAACTATTCTTTCAAGTTCATGATAAGAATCAGAAGTCAACGGGTAAAAGATAGAAATTTTCTTATCACCAACCTTTTTTTCAGGAAATACTAAACGAATATTTTCTTCATTATGAAGTCTTGTAAAAATAGCTATATTACCCAAATAGAGCCAATTATCAATTACACACGACACAAAACCGATATGTCCTTTATTTGGGATAAGTTTTTTAATTTTAACCTTCGTAATTCGCATACTATTTTAATTCTTCACTCCTAACTTCAAGCAATTCTTCCGGCGACATCTGATCCAAATCTATTAATTCATCCTCCTCTTTAATCTCAAATTTTTCATCATTTGGAATAGCTTCAACATATTCATTAATATCTTTTGCTTTTGAAGCAATAACAAATTCACGAAATCTATCTTTTTCCGCTTTTTCTCTTTTTCTATCTGAAAAATACAAATAAAGAAGTGTCCCTATAAACAATACTATAATAGTAATATACTCAAACATATTATTTCTCGTCAATTCTTATAATTGCACAATTATTTGTTAATAATATACCGCTAGTTACAACCGCATTTAAAATCTCATTTTTCACAACTTTAACTGGATCAACAATTCCTGCTTTAAACAAATTCTCATATTTTCCTATTAAGGCGTTATAACCCAATCCATGATCTAATACCTTGCCTACAACAGCTTCCCCTGAAACACCACTATTATCTGCTATTTTTTTAAGTGGCGTAACTAATGACTTTTTAACAATCTCTATTCCTTCACAAAATTCTTTACTTTCATTAGGAGCAATAGTAAAATCAGTATCCAGGCATTTAAGCAAAGCAAGCCCTCCGCCTTCAACTATACCTTCTTCAATCGCTGACTTTGTTGAATTGAGAGCGTCTTCAATCCGATATTTAATTTCATTTTGTTCACTTTCAGATGCCCCGCCAACTTTAATATTAGCTATAGATTTAGTTAATCTACCTAATCTAATTTTAAGTTTATCCTTACGGTATTCATCTTGTTCCTGTTTTAAAAGGGCTTTAACCTCATCAATTCTTTTACTAACATCACCTGTAGCACCAGATAAAATTGTTTGATTATAAGAAACAATAACTTTATCACAAATACCACAATCTTCTAAATCAACCTCATCTAATTTCTTAACATCCTCTTTACCACAAACCGTAGCCCCAGTTAATGTAGCCAAATCATAAACTAAATCACGTTGATAATCACCAAAACTAGGCAACTTAACAGGCACACAAACAAATTTTCCTTGCAGATAATTCTGCACCAAAAATGCCAAAGCCTGACCTTCAATTCTGTTAGCCAGTAAAAAAATATACTTTTCACCTCTATTTAATAACCTGGATATCATGCCAACTAGTTGGCTTTGCATAGTTATATCATCGGTACAAATAACTATGCGAGGATTATCTATAACTACTGACAAATTTTTAGGGTCATTAATAAAAATATGCGATTGATATCCTTGATCTAATTTTGTACCATTTACATAATCAACTTCAATTTTTAAAGAATTTGAATTTGTTACAGTTACTGTACCATCAACACCAACTTGATTAAGCACATCAACTATAAGTTTACCAATCTTTTCATCATTATTTGCTGAAATTGTAGCAATCTGAAGTTTTTCTTTTTCAGTAGCAATTTGTTTTACTTGCTTATCAA